CGTATTCATGTCCTAAATTAGAAATAGTAAGCGCAAATACCTGCTCTTTATTATAGTTAGGCAAGAAATGATCGTCAAAAAATTCTCTACAGGGCACAGGATCGCGCAAGAAATCTGGATTGAGATTATGTTTTATTCTAGTGTGCCGTTCTATTTGGTTGTGAACTACCCCATTGTATGTATTGTGGTCGTGATGATTTACTGCTATCGAAAATATTTTCATCAAATTTCCTTGTCGGTTAACATATAATAACATTAGTAACTGTTACATGTCAACCATTCTTTTTAAATCGTGTATGGTAAAATCGCTATCTTTGCTAACAGTTACCGTTTCTCCCATGCGTTCAAACACTTCCTCACCATCTGCAGTTGTGGTTTGATTAGCATGTGCTTGTGCTTCATCTAACCAAAACGTAGTAAAATAATCAACATCACTATTGTCTGTAAAATTAAATTTATATATACCATTGAATCCAAAATAAAGATTGTTGGTAATGAATTCAGGCGGAGTTTCGTTCTTTTCATGATAATCGCTAACAATATTCTCGGGCCAATTAACATAAAATGGCATTGTGTGCAGCACTGTATGCAGTATTGAATTATTATCTATTGTTATTCCCAACAGCTCGATACTTAAATCAGATACAATGTTATTACTATCGTCTACAATAGTATCTTGGTTAGTTTTGTTGTAATGCTCAATGGACAATACATTTTGTAGTAGTGGATCGACGGTTAATGTGTGTTCACTAAGCTCTGAAATATCAGCATCAACGTATACTACATTATTAACTAATATTCTTACTTTAGGAGATTTGTCATTGGCACAGTTACCACGGAGCCCAATCTTTATTTCCATTACGTGTTAACCGTTCTTTAAAAGTTTTGTTTTGAATGTGCCCAAGTGTCAACTATTTCTGCTGTCATGCTGTTTTGTTCTCTGTCATACTTGATGTTATCAATCAATGTACCAGGTGTATCCGACAAGTTTCGCACTTCATTCCAGCTACTCAACAACTGCTTTGTGTAGTTTGCTGCTTCAAATACCGGATACCCTAATTCCTCAACGTGTGATTGTAGAATAATTCTTCTCTTTAACCGTTCTTTATATGTTAATGTTGGGTTGTCAACACATACCCAGTCATTAACGTGATCGTTATCCTGTACTATGTTATATAGTGCTCTATCATCATATAGGGGAGTACGTTTTAATAGATTTAAGGTAAGTCCTAAATTTACTTCTTCAATGGTTCCGTTATCCAAATAAGGCTTGTAGCGATCAAACATGCCCAAGGTTAAGTCAAAATCATCAAGTGTTTCTGTAGGGTATCCTACAATCATTAGCATACGAACTTTAATTCCTACCCTATCCAGCTGGGAGATACTATAGTTAAGATCTTCTTCACTGTAGCCTTTTTTCATGTGTTCTCTCACTGCTGGAGACCCACTTTCGATGCCAATTAACATTGTGCCTGCACCAGCAGCTTTCATAATATCAAAGTCTTTGGGCGGCATCTGCGACGGCCCACGAACAATAAAATGCGTATCCCAAATAAACTGCTTTGTTTCTGGCAGAGTTTTTCTATATTCTGATAACTCTAGAGTCATTTCCCTAAATGCTTTCATACTACCATTGATCAGACTGTCTGTGAATCTAAATGCAGTTGCATTATATTTTTCAACCTGTTGGCGTATTTCGTCAGCAATATTTTTGCCACTACGATAATAATACTTAGGCCACATACTTGCAACATCACAGAATGTACATTTTCTCACACACCCTCTGCTGCCAGTAACTGGTAGTGCTTCTAGGCCCTTAGAGTTTGTGTATGTCTGCAATTCATAATCATCATAGTTAGGAAATGCAATGCTGTCAATATCTCTAATCTGCTGCGGAGCTTTGCCATTAATGCCAGGATAGTCAATATTTCCCTTGAGTAACTCAACTAATGCTAGCTCTCCTTCGCCGCGTATGTAAGCGTCGATAATTCGGTTTTCATACAAAGATTCTGCAAATTTAAAATCTGTAGCAATGCCGCCGCCGCCTATTACGATTTTAATACCAGGGTTAAGCTTTTTAATTGCAATAGATAATAGGCGTGTTGCTCGTTGGCTGTTGTAAGTAAACACACTCATGCCAACCCACGTTGGGTTTAAATCAACAATCCTGCTAGCCCATTCTTCAATGACGGGGGCTAGTAATTGCCATGTGTTATCGTTGTAAAAGGTATGATAAAAGAAGAAGTTGTCAATAGCATTATGCAATGCATGATCTCGAAACTGCTGATCAATTTCAGAATTGAGGTCAAAAATAGTACTGCTAAATCCATTGGCAGCTAAACTGCCTTTTAGTAACGCTGCTCCTGCAGGAGTATAACCAAAGTCATCAACAATTCGTGGCGGTATTACTAAAACAATATCTTTATTCATATATTTCATATAATTATTTACCAATTCCGCTAACTGGGCAGATGTAAACAGATGTGATTATCTCTTTAATAACGTGTATGTGCTAACGGTTTCCTCGATCGGGCACACATTGTACCTTTCACTCCACGCTTCGCACTAACGACATACACATGCCGGGATACTTCCATCGATCCTTTTTTTATGACTGCGACATCACTTCAATCATACGGAGCATGATAATCCGTACTAGCTAGGAGCAACCTAGCGTGTCTCTTAAATTTTAGTAGTTTTTCGTCTTACTAGGACGCTGGGCACCATTTGTTCAATTGTTTTACAAGGGGAACAAAACCCTTTATTATGGTACGAGTAAGAGGACTTGAACCTCCACGCCTTGCGGCACTAGAACCTAAATCTAGCGTGTCTACCATTCCACCATACTCGCATATGGTGCCCCGTGTCCGACTCGAACAGACCACCTACTGATTACAAATCAGTTGCTCTACCGGATGAGCTAACGGGGCATCACGCAAATATTTATCCTGCGTGTATTGGGCCAATGCATTTCTATATTATCTCTCCAACACACAAAAATGTCCAAAATGCTTATCAAACACTTGGACTAGGTTTTCATAATCACCATTCCTCATCTCAGTTAGTATTACTGAGCCGTCCATTCCAAGTTGTCTTGCAAAACGTTTTGCATAAGCCATCAGATTAAAAGCATTGCCTTGAGGACCAGTTAGGTCTATTACAACTTCAGTTGCTAGTTGTTTTTCTCTAATCATTTTCATCTACCTCTAATGCATTGTATAATAATACTGTAGCACACAATGCCGTAGGTGTCAACCTCTAATTTGATATAATTTGATCCATGGTTGTGTTAAACAATAACTATATTATAACACAGGTAAAATCACATGTCAATGAGTACATACATTCCGGATTCGTACGGCGGAGAAAATTTTAATAAAACACTTCTAATACTGCTTCGCAGTGCTGGAATTGATTCTATAATTGCACATTCAATACTTCAGCGCCCAATTGTTGAAGGTCAATGGACTATGCAACTACCTGAAGTGCCACAAGAGAAATGGAAGCAAGCAAATTTCCGTTTAGTATTGCATGCGCAGGACTTTGTGCACTGGTACAACAACACGTCATGTGTAGAGTTGCTTTGGATTGAAAAACACTACACCGACGAACAACAGCGTAAAATTATATTCTTGCATTGGGATCATAGTCTAACTGATTGCTACACAGGATATATAAAATGTGTTGAATTTGCAAGTCATAGTTACGAACTAGTGCACCAACTCAAGGAACGATGGAACGAATGGAAAGACGTGCATACCAAAGACATCAAGTATAATTTTATTTGCTTGAATGGCCAGCCAAAGCCGCATAGAAATAAATTGTTTGACCTCTTGCGAAATGAACCAACTGGATACACCACACACGGGCACAAAAGCCCAGCACCGTTTGCTCCATATATCGATTACAACTGGAATAACGTTAACAACTTTATTAATCTAATGCCATTGTATCAACAATCCAAAACCAGTGTTGTAAGCGAAACTATATACGCTGATCATCCTGGCATCATCACTGAAAAAACATTGCTAGCTATTGCTGCTAAACATCCATTTATGTGCATAGGACACATCAATGTACATCGAGAAATTGTTGAACGAGGGTTTGAAAATTTTGATGATCTATTTGATCTAAGTTACGAAACATTGGATGCAACACATCGCTTAGATGCAGCAATAGATTTAAACTTGCCGATGATGCAAGACCCGGACTGGGATGTTGGTGCAGCAGTTGACAAAGTTGAGCGCAATTTTGATTTTTTAATGAATGATTATACAAAAAGCATTGAACAACGTGCGCAGAAACAAATATACCAAATTATGGCCCAAAGTTATTAGTAAGCCACGTTTCAATGTTGCCAGTTAAGTTAACCATCATTGCATCTTGGCTGTTAAAGAAACTAATGCGATGTTTACCGTAGTAATACGGCCAATCTAGTTTACGATCTAATCCTAGTATAACTCGTTTATTATGACGGTTCCAATCTTTGGGTAACTCAAAATCCCAATGCTCAAACTGCAATTTTTTCATTACGTTGAAACCTGTAGCAGTTAACCTAAGTCCACCTGAGTCTCGAGTGTTGTACCACCAACTAATAAAAGCTGATTTATAGTCATGCCCAATAAGAGTGTCATTGCTTGAAACTTCATGCAAGTCTAAAAAAAGCCGTGTTAATTCTTCTTTATTTCGCTTCACTATAAACAACTTCGCCTTTGGTGAGTAATACTACACTGAATTTGTCTGTTTTAAATTGTATGTTTAATTTTTTAGCTAGACTAATAGCATGCCCTGGATTAGAAAAGCTAACTTTTTTATACTTAGGACCAGGGTACTGCACCAACATGTTTGATGTTTTTAAATTGATTGGACTATTATTGTAGTATACTGCCCAAATGCCGTCGCTAGCAAGAACTTGTTCGGTCTTGTAGGTAGCCTTATCAGTAATATCAGCTAATATAGTAGGTTTAGGTCTGCTCATGATTCGTTATCTCCACAGTTATTTATGATAAACTGCGTAGATAACTTAGTTAACGGCTTAGTTAACTTCTAATAACGCTACCACAGGCGTGTCAATTCCCAAGGATGTATTAAGATATGTGAGGTTTACAACTGTTACTGCACCTAGCACAGTAGCACCTGTTTGTTCAACCAGCAATTTAGCTGCTGACATGCTTCCGCCAGTTGCAATCAAGTCATCTGCTATTATAACACGACTTGTGTGTCCAAATATACCCTCTTGTAATGTCAGCGTATCACTTCCGTATTCAAGTTCGTATGTTTCTTCTAGCAACGAGCCCGGGTACTTGGCACCTTTTTTACGTACCATAACAAACGGCAGACGCATAGCTTGTGCTAATGCTGCTCCAACTACAAAGCCTCGGCTCTCGATCCCAACGATATGTGATGCCCAGTTAAATGTAGCCTGTGTGCGCATAGTTAGGTGCTCTACAGCCGACGGCCAAATGTTACACGCAAACAAACTATTCACGTCATAGAAGTTTACACCCTTAACTGGATAGTCGGGTACAGTTCTAATATAGCCACTAAGGTCCATTACCAATCTCCGCCAGTTACTTCAACTTGCACTACTTCTTGATTTTTATTATGTTCGGTTAATAGTTCAATATCTAACAAAAGTTTAGTGATGTCCCCGTGCAAATTCCTAGCATCCGCAAGAGGCCAAACAAAGTCATCAACGCCTTTGCTTTCGCATGCTTGTACACGATCAATAAATTTTCGTATATAAAGTCCGCTCACTTAAAGGTAAATCCGTCTGCTGTCATTGCCGGGCCACGATAAGGATACCGCTCAAGCAAAATTAGTTTAGGACAAAACTCAATGGTAGCTTTGTCGTTAACAACAATTTCGTACCAACCAGCAGCATGCCAACTTTTTGATTTAGGCTCTTTAGTATAGATAGGCAAGCGAGTTTTTACATTGTACACAGCATTATATGGTTTTGCGTCAGTTTCATATCCGTTGATCTGGAACTCAGGATTGACAATTTTTTGTTTCTCATCTTCAAACGAGATCTTTGTAATATCACGAAGTGCACTGATAGTTTTATAGTTTGTAACACCACTGGGTGTGCGTAAAATATAACCGCCTTTGGCTTTTTCTAAACTTCCAACTTTTTGATCTTGGTCTTTAACAATCCAAAATTTATTAGCAACAACTGGTCTTGCAATAGTCTCGTTCATAATATTATTCCTTTTATCTGCCTTGTGCGTAACTGTAACAGCCTTCAGTGAAACTGTTGCTGTGTCCAATGGGGCATTCTGATGTTGATTGTATGTTACGTATCTTAGCCCATTCGTATCCGGCCATGTGGCCCGAGCAGTCTTGTGTGCAACGATATCCTTTATAGGATAAATCTTCTGCTAGGATATCGTTTATTTTCATTGTTGCAATGCTCCAGGGTATTTCTGATTCAGCCACCGCCCGTACTGTTCGGCTTGATCACTAAGTCTAGTTAACTCGTATTTACCACAAAATTTCAAGAACTTTGAACCCACTTGTCCTACGTCCTTGTTAGTGAGTTGTTCAATGATTGCTAAATCAACTCTGTCTTTAATTGCATCTGGCATAGCAGTTAGGTCAATTAGTTCTTTGTTTCTATTGTAATCATCTAGCACTCTATGCTCATCACCATTGTGATCAGTCCAGCGTTGTAGCATCATATTGTTCCATGCGTATCCTTGCTTGTTACGATCTTCAAATGCCTCTTGTAATCCTATTTTATTTTTAGTGCCTTTCTTGCGCACACCTGGATATGCACTAAACACATTATCGCTACTGTCACCGCGCATGCACTTTTCAAACAACAACCATTCAGGATCACCTAACAGTTTAGGCTCCTTTGTTTTTTTATCTAGTACTTGCTTGCCTTTACTATCAAATATGCCTTCTAGTGTAATCAAACTGTCAGTGATACCATTAAACTGTGTAACGTTGTTTGTAATCAGTTGATAAAAGTCACTGTCACTGCTAATAATAACATGTTCGTCATCTTGGTGTAAATGTATCCAACGTGCTATAAGATCGTCTGCTTCTGCATTAGCATCACGCAGCACACTACAATTTGTACTTTCACGTATGTATGTACTAAAGTCATCAAACGTACTCCAGAACAACTGCTCTTCTTCTTGTTCGGTTTCGTTTTGTGCAGCTCTTGCTTCGCTACGATTAGCTTTGTAAGGTTTGTAATGATCCTTGCGCCATGAACGCCCTTCTAGCATAAACACAACATGATCTGCGTTAAACTTCTTTGCTACTTTGTTAATAGCTGCCATGCTGATGTGCAACGCTGTGCCAACCTTCTCCCAGGGGTCTGAACCTCGGAACGCAACATGCCTTGCACGGAAAAACATATTGGCAGTATCGATAAGTAAATACTTCATACTAAGCCCTTTGTTGTTATAGTACTATACTAACACTATAACACAGTGTTGTCAACGATTATATTCAACTACTTTAACTTTACGATCACGCAGTCGGTTCCAAATTTTAGATGCTGCACGAGCTTCACAAACACTGTTGTACAGAACAGGCACTAGCAAATTACAGTGTCCTGTATCTTCTGTGATATAAATCCAATCGTCTTTTGCTAGCATTGCTTTGATTGCATATTGCATTTTTTCTCCTATACAAGCTTATTAGCAACTATGTACTTGGTTAGATATTGTGCCCATACTCGATGACCATCGGGTCCGTAATGCCAGCTTGTTGGGCTAACGGTATCACATTTTTTGCTTATTACTGTATTAAATGTTGAGTCTGGATCATACGGTTCAACATAACTACTTCCCCATTCTTTACGGTCTGTAATTTTTGCAAAGTCGTTGTTACCATTGAAAAATATGTGTTTAATTCCCAATTCTTCTAGTTCTAAATGAAACTGCCAGATGTTTTCATGCCATTCTTGTGTTACAACGTCCCAATCTATGTCTGCAACAAACTCTTTGTACTGTTGTTGATGCGACTCGGGTACATCGTCAATGCCAGACGCATTTAGTTGATAGTACTCGCCATTGATTACCCATTCCTGCCGCTCCCAAGTACTCCACTGTATAATCATTAATGTGCTATACAAATTGTGCTGATTTTCTGCAATCCATTTGCGTGTAGTCCTGATAATACGATCATTGCTACTAGCACTTTCGGCATCACACTTGAATCCACAACTTAGCCGTTGACTTAGTAATTTTCCCCAGCTATGTTGAATGTTGTCTGGGTGTGGCAACCGTTGCATCATCCAATACTTTGGATCATCGGCTGCAAATGCATGTAAATTTACACATTCTGCGGCTGCGGTATGACTGTCGCCGTTAGCGTATAATATCATTTTACTTCAGTGTATCCATCTCCAAGATCTCGATTCCGTGTAAAACGAATTTCTGGATCTGCTTGGAATTGTTCATAGGTTTCCATGACAACATTTCGGCACACATTCTGAAACCAACGATCAACAATTTCATGATCGGGTTCGTTTGGCTGTCCTTGGTATCCTGCTCTCACAAGATTTGCTACAAACTTGTCATTCCAGTCTAATTCAAAAGCACCTTGGTTAATATCATTCTCGTCGAGATCCATACTTAGAATAGTAACATATGGCTCGCCTTTTTCATTAGCAATTTCTTTTTCAGTTTTTGTTGCTTTTTTAGTGCGCTTAGGTTTTTCATCAACAGTAGGCTTTGCTTTGTTTAAGCCTAGTGTTGTTTTAAGTTTGTCAAACATTGGTGCTCCTTTTGTTAAATACCGGAATAGGCTGCATCTTGTGCAAGTTGCGTTTGCGGATTGCAAGATACTGCTTTACCTGAGTTTTGTCTTGTTCGCCAAGTGATTCAATGTCAATGCCGTTTTCGTCGATGTCCATACATTTTTCTAAATCACTGTAGCTCATGCCATGTAACTGATC